GCAGCTAGACAGAAAATTGCTGAAAATCGAATTAAAACGGATCAAATTAATTTAAACGAACAATTTAAGTTAATAGGAGACGAAGCTGCAGCTGCAAAAATGCAGTACGATAAGATGCTCAAAGACCTGGAACTAAATCGCCAGGCACTGACAGCTGGCGAATTTGCTGCACAAAAATCAGCTATTGAACAAGGTAAAGCACTAGTAGATCCAGCCGCAACTGTTCGCAGAGCAGCTTTACGTCCAAACGATACAGCTAGCAATACTGAAGCTGACAGAAGACTGAAAATCGAGCAAGAAATAGCAAATACTGTAACTAGCAGAGCAGCAACTTCCGCAGAAGAATTAGCTTCACTGACTCAAGCACAGCTTATTTACAAAGAGTACTTTACTGACCAAAGCAAAGGTTTAGATATTGCTAGCAAAGACCTAGAGTTTAAGCAAGCGAGCTTACAAAAAGACTTTGATCGTAAGTTAATAACACAAGATGAATTTACTAATAAAAAGTATTTACTAGACCTTGAACAAACCCAAATAACAAAAGCAAACGCCCTATTGGCCGAACAAGAAAAATTCACCAATAACATACTTAGTATTCGTACAAAAATCGCAGAAGCAGGTGGTATTGCCAGCCCGACCCAAGTTCAAGAATTAAAAAGCGCCGAACTTGCAACTGAGGCAGCAACTGCTGCTATTAACCGACAATACGACGCTGCTTTAAAGCTAGTAGATCTTAACAAAGATTTAGCTGCACGTCAACAAGGCTATGCAGATGCTTTTAGTCGTGCGTTTGATGGTATGACAGATGCAATCGTCAACTTTGCAAAAACAGGTAAACTAAGTTTTAGTGATATGATTAGCAGCTTTATTGAAGACCTAATCAGACTTGAAATAAAGCAGATGCAAATGCAGTTTATTAGTAGCCAAGGTGGTTTAAGCGGTATTGCTAAAATGTTTATGGGTGCAATAGGTGCTGGCGGTGCCAGTACTGGATCCATAAGCCCAACCGCCGGGGGCGGTTCTTATGCTTTAGATTTTAGTGGTGTTAAACTTGCCAAAGGTGGTGCATTTGACTACGGCATCCAAGCATTTGCAAAAGGCGGAGCTTTTACTAATCAAATAGTAGATTCACCTACACTGTTTAAGTTTGCAAAAGGCACTGGCATGATGGGTGAAGCCGGTCCAGAAGCTATTATGCCACTTACTCGTGATGGTCAAGGTAATCTTGGTGTGCGTAGTAACGGACAAAGCGGTGGCAATGTTGATGTTGTGGTTAACAACTACGGCAGCGACAAGGCAGAAACACGTGAAACTGTAGATTCCCGTGGTAATCGCAAAATTGAAGTTGTTATTGGCGAAATGAATGCAGGCGAGCTTGCACGCAGTGGTAGCCCACAACAACGAGCACTAGGCGGTACATTTGGATTGCGCCCACAACTAATCAGGAGATAAAAATGGCTTATAGCTATACCTGGCCAGCATCTCTTCCACAAAGCCCCCAAAAGGGCTTTGTGGAAACAGGCGGAGTTTTAGTAATACGAAGCCCCATGGATGCCGGACCTGCAAAACAGCGTCGTCGTGGCAGCAGACCACAGACAATGCAATTAACATTTATAATGAGCACTCAGCAAGTTTCTACGCTTGAAGTTTTTGTAAAAGATACAATTCGTGGAACCAGTCGTTTTGGTTTTACGCATCCTCGCACAAAAACAATAGCAGAAGTACGCATAATACCACAAAATGGTGGTGAACTGTATACTATTACTTACCTTGCCCCTGAGTATTGGACAATCAGCCTACAACTAGAAGTATTACCATGAGCAGATTAACGTCTATGAGCCCTGCAGCCATTAAGGCTGTATTTTCACCAGATTCAGATGCAGATTTAATTCTGTTGCTAACTGTATATAACCCAGCAGACCCCAGTGAAGTAGTACTGCGTATCGCCGATGGTTACACAGGCCGAATAACAGCACTAGAAACTCCTGATGAAGTAGTATACGGGGTTCGTAGTCGTGGTCAGGATTTTATATTCCTACCAATGGAAATATCTTTGCCAAGCGAAGAAGAAGCGCAAGCACCTCGTTGCAGTTTAGTACTAAACGATGTTTCGCGCTATGCAATTCCAATTGTTCGTACTATAACTGGCCCTCCAAAAATATTAATGGAACTAGTGCTGTCAACTAGTCCAGATGTGGTAGAAACTAGCTTTGCCGGCTTCTACATTAACAGTTTTACGTACAATGCCGAGTCTGTGTCAGGGGAGTTAGCCATGATTGATTATGAGCGCGAACCATTTCCACAACATAGTTTTTCTCCAGCATATTTTCCAGGAATGTTTTAATGTGGTCAAATAAATATATAGGTATACCCTACAAAGATTACGGGCGAGACGAAACTGGTATTGATTGCTGGGGTCTTGCCCGTTTGGTTTATAAAAACGAGTTTAATATAGATCTTCCTGGATTCAGCGATAGTTACTTAATAGAAAATCGTGAAGCCCTACAAGAACTAATTGCAAGAAACAAAGAATCTTGGGTACAAGTAGAAACCCCAAAACCAGGATGTTTAGTACTGTTTAGAATACTAGGCAATGATTCTCATATTGGAATAGCAATATCTGACACACACTTTTTACACGCACGAGATGGTTACGATAGTAGTATTGAAGCATTTGACAGTGTAAATTGGAAAAATCGAATCAGCGGTTATTTTGAATACCGCGAAAATAGCGAACTACTGCCTGTTACAGCCGTACCGCACCCACTCAATACTACTAGACTAATGTTGGGTGTTCAATATGGCTCAACTATTGCACAAGTTTTAGCTCGAGTAGATGCGTACGCAGCTATTTCTCCAGAGTTACAAAAACGCGTGGTGGTAATGTTAAACAGCCGTGTTGTACCAGAACACGAGTATGACACCATGGTAGTAAAACACGGCGATACTCTGGAGTATCGTGCATTACCAGGTAAAGATATTGGTCGCTTAATATTAACACTTGTTGTAGTTTACTTAGCATTTACATACGGACCCCAAATTGGTGCGATGTTAACACCTGCTGGAACTGCAACCGCAACAGCAACTTTTGTTGGACAAACTGCTATTACTCTTGCAGGTACAGCTCTTGTTAATGCAATTATGCCAATTCGTCCGCCTGCAGGACCTGGAGATCCTGGCACAGGCAGTAGCCCTAAACTACTAAGTGGTGCTTCTAACCAAGTTAACCGATACGGTGCAATACCGTTTGTGCTTGGTAAATACCGTATTACTCCGCCACTTGGTGCTCAAAATTTTGTGCGTTATGGTGCCGGCACAGTTAGTGGTGAAATAGTCGACAACGCTACCAAAGCTTATTTAGATATGCTGCTGGTTTGGGGCTATGGCCCGCTACACATAGACGAGGCCACTTTAAAAATCGGAGAAGCTTCGCTTTTAGACTATAGCGTTACACCACCCAAGTCAAACTACGAAGGCCTAGACTACATTACGCTAGACAGAAAAACTGGTGAGCCACAAAGCGAAGTAGATAAGTTTAATGGGTTATACGGAAAAGACCGCGAACAAAAGAATGTAAATATTGAACTAATATGTGATGGTTTACCCCCGGTAACGGCTAATAATCCTCCTTGGACACCTGCAGCAACGCCAGGTCCATGGGTAGAGTCAGCTTTTACCAATACAAGCGATAAAATAAGTGTTGCACTACATTTTCCACAAGGTTTGCGTGCAATAAATGTACGCGATGGCAGCAACTTAGCTGCTCCAGTTAAAATTACCTTGCAGTACAAAACCGCTACAGGTGCTTGGCAGCCTTGGACAACACAAACAATTGGTGGAACCGTTAATGCAGAATCTGGCACTACTACTACCTATGAGTCCGACGGTGAAGGCGGTAGTTACCCAGTACAAAACACAGTATTAAAAAATACCATAACTGGTGGTGCGCCAAGAAAAGACGGATTTACCTGGGTTGTTAGTTTAGACCGTGGAAACTTATGGGGCGTTAACGATACGCTTACTATACGTGCCAGACGTGAAACTGGTGATAATAGTGAGCCAAACAGCGACTACAGATACCAACACACAGTTATATTTTCTGATGCTACATCTACCAGAAACACTGCACCTGCTGTAGACCCTAAGCATGTAAAAATCGCAAAAACTGCACTTACTATTCAAGCAACCGATCAGTTAAACAATCAAATTGAAGGTATTAACGCAGTTGTACAAACTTGGTGCTTAGACTGGAATGGCTCTGCGTGGGTTGAGCGCGCCACTTCAAATCCGGCTAGCTTATTTCGCTATGTGCTTCAAAGTGCAGCTAACCCACAACGAGTACTAGACTCAGAAGTATCTTCAAAAATAGATTTGGCCAAACTGCAATACTGGCACCAGTACTGCAACCAAACTCGCACTGACCCAGAAACAGGGGCCACATACAAGTATGAGTTTAATGCTGTTGTAGCACAACAACGCAGTGTACTTGAAATACTTCGTGATATTTGCGCCGCTGGTAAAGCAAGTCCAGCACTGCAAGACGGTAAGTGGACAGTTGTTATCGACGAACCTCGTAGTACTGTTGTGCAACATTTTAGCCCACACAACAGCTGGGGTTTTGAAGCTACAAAGAGTTTGCCTAAACTACCTGATGCACTGCGTGTTAACTTTTTTGACGAATCAAATGGTTACCAAGAAGCTGAGTTAGTGGTTCCTTTTGCAGGAAAAACATTTGCTGACTGTGAACTATTTGAAACAATTAGTATGCCTGGTGTAACTAATAAATACTTGGCTAAAGATCATGCTCGCTGGCATATTGCCCAAGCTCAACTACGTCCAGAAGTTTATACACTAAACACAGACATAGAGTACTTGGTCTGTAATCGTGGCGATCGCGTAAAAGTATCGCACGATGTTCCTATGTGGGGCCTAGGCAGTGGGCGTATTAAGCAACGTATTAGCAATAGTATTTTTGACTTAGATGAAGCCATGCCTGTCGATAATTCCGGCTCGTATACTATGCGTGTACGTAGTAAGACTGGTGCCAGTACTGTAGCTAACTTAAAAACTAGTTTTGCAATATCTAGCGTATCTCGCATAGGTAATGTTGTAACAGTTACACTAAGCGAACAGCACCCGTTACAAGTTGGTGATAGAGTTACGGTTTCGGTTTTGGAAACTCCTCAACTTAACCAAACTACTGTTGAAATAATTGCAGTTACAACTTTTACACTTAAATATAGGCTAACAGGAACAAGTATTTCTATTAGAAATGCTACTGGCAATATTTTCTTACAAGATGGCTACTACACAAGAGTAAAGCTAGCTGCTGACCTAACATCGGCGCAAGTAGATGCTGGAGACTTATTTTTGTATGGAGAAAACCAAAACGAATCTCAAGATTTAGTTGTTATTTCCATTGAACCTATTGCAAACAAGTCGGCAAGAATAACTCTAACTGATTATGGTGTTACCGACACTTACAACATTTTTACTGACTACCTTACTCTTAGCTCGGACGCTGTATTTGAATCGCAAATTACCTTACCACCAGCTCTATTAATTAATAGTTTTGGAGATAAAGTACCTGTAGTTACAAGCCTTGTTAGTGACGAAACAGTAATGGAGTTAATAGCTCCAGGCGTGTTTAAGTACAATATAAGTGTTGGATATACAAATGCACCAGACTTACCAGAAACCGCAGATAGCGTAGAAGCTCAAGTAGATTACGCTAGTGCAACAGATAGTATAGGCATCCGAAGTGTTAAAGCTTTGTTTAGCGGGGGTAATATTCGTATTGCTGACGTTGACGAATCTGCCGAGTACAAACTACGTTTTAGATATGTGGGTCGAGATGGACGCACAGGGCCTTGGACAGAGTGGATTACTCACACTGTTGTAGGTAAAAGTAATCCTCCTGGAGCCGTTACCGGATTTACTGCAAGCGTAGATAAAAATGGCGGAAAAGTTTTACTTACTTGGAACAGCAATCCAGAAATAGATTTGCAGGGTTACGAAGTAAGGTTAGCAGATAGTAGTTGGGGTTCTAGTACTGACTTGCTATATCGCGGACCAAATACCCGTGTAGATCTAGACCCTCAAACGTTGCTAACGGATAATACCTGGCATATAAAAGCGTTTGATAGTTCAGGAAACTACAGCGTTAGTG